GCCGCTATTCTCCCCACCCCTGTGACACAGGGACTGAAAGTATGCAAAAATGGCAAACAGCGGTTCATGCCGCTGAGCCTGCTACCCACGCCGCTTGCTGTGGAGATTTCGCACACAAAACGAATAGCCCAATTGAAAGAGAAAGGCGGAAAGACGATGGGCAGCAGAGCCAACGGCGAGTGCCGCCCCAACGGACTGATGGACTACCTCCGCTTTCACGGTCTCTTGCCGACACCGAATGCGGCCGAGGGAACGAACTGGACACGAACATACAACCCCAACAGCCAGATGGGGCGAGGGTTGACGGCACTGGCGGTCAACGGTTTGCTACTTTCGCCAATGAGCAAGGACGGGTTCCGCGCCGGACTGACCATGCAGGCACTGAAGAACCACAATCGGCCAAAGGCCAACTTGGCCGAGCAGATTGCCCACAAGACTGGTGGCGGGGCTTCCCATCTGTCTCCCCTGTTTGTGACAGAGATGATGGGCTTTCCGTTGGAATACCTAGTCTTACCATTCCTTTTGGCGAATGGCGAAAAAACGCCATAACCGCCCTTGGTAACTCTATGGTGCCGCAAGTGGTGATGGAACTATTTCGGGCAATAGAGGTTGAATTGAATAAAATATAGCGTTGCACATAAGATAATTTTTTTGCTTTCGTAGGGCTGTACGTTGTGAAATGTGCGGCCTTATATTTTTCTTATTGTACAATGAAAAAAACCCAGAGCAGGCTCATGCTCTGGGCGAGGTGTGATAAGATAAACAAGCGGATAGAAATGTTATACCAACTTGAATGAGCCAATTTTTTTTGCTAAGTCTTGGCAGGCGTTGTTGAATATTAGTTTTTGTTCTTCGTTCAGTGTATAAATTCTTCCACGCACGCGATGTCCATTGATGCGCTGGTAAAGCCAAGATTTGCTCTTTCCGAAATAGTGTGTCGCGATATATGCGATAGGCAGAATGTCGTAGCGGCTGCCAAGTTGCCGACGAATGTCGGCGATGTCGCCATCGATGCGTTCTAAATTGCGCATAATCATTTCTTCGCATGCATGCTTCGCTTCTTCGTCACCATATTTCTCCATCCATGCTACGATTTCGTTTTTCCGATGCTCGCTAGTTTCATCGTCTTTTCCGAGCAACGTTTCAAATTCTTTCAACAATTCTTCGTATTTTTTCATTGTTTTCTTTTTTTAGGCTCTCCCCTTGTGGGGGAGAGCTTTGTTTTTTACTTTCTCTTTTCGTAGAGCTTTTTTAAATCTTCGAGCCGTAAGTCGATTTGTTTTTCGATGTGCTCTTTTCCGAGCATTTTGGCGAATTTTTGCAAATCTCTGATTTCTTTTTCTTTTTGGCTTATTAGCCGTTCTAACATTTCTTTGTCCATTGTTCTAATTTTTTTTAGTTCAACTTATTTTCTTATCACAATACAAAGGTACATAATCTTTTGAATATGTGCAAGTTTTTTTGCGTTTTTTTTCACGGAAACTGATTTTTTTTTTGTCCTTTACCCTTTCTTTAATCAGAATTATCTTTGTTCCATGATAACAGAACAATACGTGCGGCCCGAGTTTATTGCAGAGGTACTTCGCCGCGATATTCGGATAATATATAAGACGCAAGAAGAGGTGGTGGACCGCTACCTTCGGGTTCGCACTGGGAACCTTAAGGCTTCGGTGTCGAGTCACGATTTTACCCTTGATACGGCAGCGGGCCGAACTACCTTAAGCATGCGCCTATTGTCCTACATGCGCTTTTTAGACATGCAATACCGCACGGCCAATAGCCGTATAGCCAAGAAAAAACGTGCCAATATTGCGCTATATAATCGCGTAGTGTGGGGCGTTCTGTATCATGAAACTTTTCCCGACATTCAAGCAGGCTTCACAGATGAAGTGCGCAAAGTTTGGCGGAAAAAGATGGAAGATGCCATTAATAACCGCATATTACCTAACGAAATATGAGCAAGATAAAGGAAGATCACATTGCCCTCGTCATCGATGTCAAGACGGCCGAGGCACAGCAGCAGATGCGCCAGTTAGAGCGTGCGACAGCCGACCTTCGCAAAGAAATGAAGGCACGGCAGAATGCGATGCTTGAGTTAGAATCCTCGGGAAAGAAAGATACCGAAGAATATCAGCGGCTGCGGGGCGAAATGCAGAAATACAACGCCCAAATAAAGGAGAACGAACGCCAGCTGCGAGGTATGCGCCAAGGCATGGACATAACGGCCATGACTATGTCACAGCTGCGTAAACACGCACGCGAACTACAAACGGAATTGAACAATATTTCTAAAGCCACCAATCCCAAGGAATATGAACTGCTTGCCTCGCAGCTGCGCAACGTAAACGGTCGCATGGCCGAGCTGCGTGCCGACGCCTCACGCCTCTCTAGCGCCGCTGGTGAACAGACAGGTGGTATATCCTCGAAGTTCGGTTCTCTTTTTACGTCCATCTCGGGAAATTGGACAAAGGCCATGGGCATGATTACGGCAGGTGTGGCTGCCCTCTCCGCTGTGATAGAGGGGGCAAAATGGTGGTACAATTATAATTCCGAGATAGAAGAGGCTCAACGACTTACACGAGAGTTTACTGGACTAGCGGGCGATGAGTTGGTAAGCGTACGTTCACGAATACAGGCAATTGCTGAAACTTTCGGAAAGGACTATAAGGATGTGTTGGGTAGTGTAGATGTCCTTATGTCGCAATATGGCATATCGGCGCAAGAAGCCATGAAGGTTGTGGAGGATGGCTTCACGGCTGGTGCAGACCTCAGTGGAAACATGCTGTCAATGATAAACCAATATGCACCAGCATTCAACGATGCGGGTATAGGTGCTTCGGAACTTGTGGCCATCATCGCCCAGACGCGCAGCGGTATATTTTCAGAAGGAGGTATGGCACTTATTCAGATGGCTTCGAAGAAGATACGTGAGATGGAGAAGAGCACCGCCACCGCACTCGAGGGTATCGGCATCAACAGCAAGAAACTTCAAACAGAACTTCGCAATGGAACTAAAGGGACGTTCGATGCCGTGCGCGAGGTGTCGGATGCCTTGAAGAAAATGCCTAAAGACAGTCAGGAGGTGGGAAATGTACTCAAAGATGTGTTTGGTCGACAAGGAGCGGCTGGGGGATTGAAAATGATTGAGAGCCTGGCCGACATGACGACCAAAATGGAGGATGTGAAAGCCGTGACGGGCGAATTTGGCGAACTGCAACAAGAGGAAATTAACGCACAAGCGGAGCTTAATGAAAAAATGTCGAAGTTTTTTGGCATCGGAGATCAAGGGTTTGAAGAAATTACAATGAAAGCGAAAGTTTTCGCGCTCAACGCTCTGTCTTCGATTATCGACTATACTGTGAAGATTATCAACTATTTCATCAACCTTTATAACGAATCCTTGGTGTTTCGAGCGGAAGTCGAAGCTCTGAAGTTGAACTTCAAACAGCTATGGGAGACAGCAAAGCTTGGTTTCAACATCATCGTAGACGGCTTTAAGGTCATGGGGCGGATGGCCAAGGCATGGGGAACGGTGATAGAGGGTGTTTTTACACTTGACACCGATAAGATAAACAGTGGTGTTATGGCACTTGCCAAGGCCTACAAGGATAGCTTTACTGAGTTTGTGGACGACGCTAAGAAATTTGGTAAGAACACGGCCGAGAATTATGTCGAAGCTATTAAGAACACGATTAAGGGTAACAAGGTGAAGCCCATCACACTGGAAATGAACGTGAAGAAGAAGGAAGGTGTAGACACTTCTTCTGTAGATACAGCCGTGGGCACAACCAATGGCGGTGGTGGAGGAAAGGGAAAGAAGAAGGGAAAGAAAGAAAAGATTGTCAATCTCGATGATGTCGCGACAAAGGGGTTTTCGAATGATCGTAAGGATGACATTGCAGAAGTTAAGCAAGACTACCAGCAGCAGCTTAACGCCCTTGATGAAGCACTTACAAAAAAACGCATTGCACAAGAACAGTATAATACATTCGTACTTGCTCTGAAAGAAGAGCAGGCACGCCAACTGCTTGCCATCGAACAAAACTATCAGGAACGTGCATCCTCCATGGTTCTCAAGGACGGGAAGAAGAAAGCCGAATTGGTAAAGGGGCAGAATGAGAATGTAAGTGCTGCCGAACAACAACACTTCAATGCGAAATTGGCTATCAGTAAGCAGTATAACGACGCGCTGAAAACTCTGCAAGACCAGGGTATGACCGATGAGCAGAAACATGAGGCCGACCGCGCCCTGCAGCTGTCTTCACTCGAAGCCTTCTACAAGGCACGTCTAGAGCAGGCACGCCAATACGGCGAGGATGACCAGGCGCTTACTGAGGCTTACGAACGCGCTAAGGCCGAAATTATACGCAAGTATGAACAACAGGCCGAAGAAGAACGTTTCCAAACGCGTGTGCGTGCTGGGCTGGTGTCGCAAAAGGAGATATTCGAGCGCGAGCTGGCGCAGCTCAAGGAAAAGCTGGCACGAGAAGGAGCTACCGAAGAAGAGCAACAGCGGGCCGTGGCCAATATGACCCGACAGTTCGAAGAAGACAAGCTGCGACTGCGCCAGCAATACGGCATCGCCACACAACAGGAGCAGTTTGATGCTGAGCTGGCGCAGCTCAAGCAGCACCTTGATGCCAAAATGATAACAGAGGAGGAGTACGAGCAGGCTGTGGCGCAGATGAAGATGGATAAGTGGAAGCAATCGTTCGACTATTACAGCAACCTCTTCGGCACGGCCATCAAGCAACTTCAAGATGCCGAAATGGCCAATATAGACGCCAAGTACGATGCAGAAATAGAGGCGGCGCAGGGTAATGCCGAGCAGGTGGAAAAGCTGGAAAAGCAAAAGGCCAACGAAAAGCTGAATATACAGAAGAAGTACGCCGATGTGAACTTCGCCATACAGGCTTCGCAGATTATAGTCAACACGGCAGTTTCTGTAATGAAGGCGTTCAGTGAACTTGGCCCCATCGGCGGTGCCATAGCTGGCGCACTCATGTCCGTTGCCGGAACGGCACAACTGGCCGTGGCGAATGCCGAGCGGCAGAAGGTGAAGAAGATGACGCTGCAAGGTGCGTCGTCTGGCTCGTCCGCAACTGGCGCACGCGTGGCCACCGGTCTAGAAAGCGGTGGCAGTATCGATGTTGAGCGCGAACAAGATGGCAGACTTTTTAAAGCGAAGTTCGAACCCGACCGCCGTGGCTACGTGGACCGCCCCACAGTGTTGGTGGGTGAAGGCCCCACGGGTCACAGCAAGGAATGGGTGGCGAGCAATGCTGCGCTAGAAAACCCCACCGTGGCACCGCTCATCGACGTTATCGACAAGGCACAGCGCGTGGGCGACATACGCACGCTCGACCTTCGCAAGGTTATGATGCAGCGCGGACTGGCTAGCGGCGGATTTGTCTCGCAGCCGACAGCGAATGGCGCACGCCCATCAGCCGCCACCGCACCCATAATATCCTCCCCTGAAAAATCGACAGACGAGGAGCTGCTGTCGCTGCTCCGTGACCTGCGTGAGAATGGCATTCCCTCGTTCGTTGCCCTCGACGAAATCGAGGCGCAACAGAAGATTCAGCAACAATACCGTAAAATAGCACAAAAGCAATGAAGATAACCAACCTAAAAAAGGGCGAACCCTATCAGCTGTATCCCTCAGCACAGCTCTCCATCGAGCGCACCAACCCCTTTTTCAACGAATACGGCGAGTCCTCCGTGCCTATCGACATGCCGTGTTCGGAACACAACTTGCGCCTGCTCGACTACCCTCACATGTTGGGGGGCAGCAAGAAACAGCAGATGTTCGACGCGGTGATACAAGACGGGCAATACTACGCGCAGTGCCGCCAGTGCGTGCTGTCGGCCACGGCCAAGGGCAGCATATCGACGGCCTTCTACGTCAACGACGGCTCGTTTTACAGCCGCCTAAAAGAC